CCCATAAGAAGTGCCGGTGCCGTTGTTGACCTTGTAGGCATCATCACGCCAAAACCACATGCCCGCTGGCACTGCTGCCAACTCGGTTGGAGAGACGATACTTTGGCTGTCATTTACAACACCAACACAGCTACCCCCGCTCCCGGGACTTGAAGATGTAAAGGTAGCCTCAAAATACCACTTGCCTGAAGCAGCAAGAATAGTTGAGCGAACTACATTGCCCGCACTAGACACTGTTGTGTATAGATTTCCGTTGGCAAGAGTAATGCTATTGGTTGATGTCAGCGGGTTCCACGTTGCATAATTCCCCCTCACCTCGCCGCCCACGTAGGTGTCGGTCCCGTAATTAGTGGGGGAGTCTATGAGGCTGTCATTCCCAGCACCAGCGGTAACGGATAAGTTATTAGTTGTCCATGTATTCCCATTGCCGCTGCTATCAGTGCCCAGCGCAGCGGTAGTGGAGTTATCGTTAAATCTTAAATAAAAACCATTGGTGCCATAACTGCCGCCGCTAAATGCCTTAGGTATCCACTGCCCGGTGGTTGCGTCAGTTTCCGCAAATGATGCCGGGGTAAGTTGCTGGCCGTCGATAAATTGTGCCTGCGCTACGTATCCATTGAAGTACCAATCGGCATTGTTTTGCCTTCTACAAAGGGAATGGATTGCCCCAGACCTATTAAAACCATAATCAGTATTGCTAGGAGCAGTGTAAGTAGAAGTCGTTTGCCTTACGCCATTGACGTATAAAATAATTTTGTCAGCGCTTGTTGCGTTTGTTGCATCAAAAGCCAAAAGAAAATGATACCAAGCAGAGCAATCTCGAAATACTGCATTAGTAACAAATATGTCGGCTGTTTCTATGCCAAAGCGAAATTTATCATCAGAACTGAACCAAAATTGTGCCGTGGTGCTATCAGAATTTCCTTCTACGGACATTAGCGCTTGCGTACTTCCCAAGGAACTGCGCTTCACCCACCCGCTCCAAGTCCACGTCTTGCGGTTTCCAGCAACACTGGGGGTACGGTTCAAATATGCACTATCTGCACCGTTGTACCTTAAGGATCTATTTATCTGAAAGCCAGCACTTTCGCCTCCAGCCAGCAGTAAAGGGTTAGCAGAGCCTGGAGTAATCATGCGCCTGTTGGGTTAGTGATGAGTTTGGCAGTGATGCGAGTGCTGCTATCGACGTAATAAAACAACGTAGACAAGGCTCCTGTTGTTGTTGTGATCGTTGGTGTTCCAGCTTCAAATTTAAAATAACTGCCTAGCACCAACGACCTTGCTGTTCCAGAATCTTGAGTGATGGTAATTGCTCCAGACTGGCCGGCAGTGAGATTGGTTGGATTGGCCAACGTAACAGTGCCAGCGCTTAAGGTCATTGAAAAATTATTAGCCGTTGCAAAGTCCAGCGTCACAGTACCACTTACGGTGCCTTGGGCACTGACCGATCCTCGCTGCGCTGCGGTGAAAGTTTGGGCAGTAGCCAGCCCAGCGTAACTTGCCCAGCTTAAAGTCCCCGATCCGTTGGTGCTAAGAGCTTGGCCGCTGGTGCCATCAGCTGCAGGGAGAGTGAGCGTAACATTTGCCGCTATGGTCGCAGGCGCTTGAAATGCGATCCAGTTGCTGCTGTCGGAATCAGCAAAACGCAAATCTGATTGTGTATTGAGGGTAATATCACCAGTAAATGCGCCGCCGGTCTTGGGCATTAATGCCAAATTAACGGCCGTTACGTCACCGATTGTTATCCAAGCCGAATTGGCGCCATTGCGGATTTTAAGCAGCGCAGGGCTTCCGCTGCCATCAATCCAGAACATGTATGCATAAGTGGTCGTTGGTTCGCTAGAACCGCTGTTCTGGCTTACTGCTGCAGCCAGAATGGTATTCAGCTCTGCGCGGAAGCTGGCCCCCGACTGGTTGGCAAGAACGTAATCAGTTGCTTGACTCATGGAATCTCCCGGCCATGGCCGACTGCTTGATAATCGAAGGTCTTAGAGACCGCGTTGCCGCTTCCATCATAGAACCTAATTTGGAAGCCAGATCTAGTAGCGCTTGAAATTGTAAAATAACCTCCAGCGCCAAGAGACTGGGCAGTTATGCCCAGTGAGGGTACATCATAAAACGCGGTTGGGTAGGTAATCGTATAAAGGCTGGTGCCACTTGTTAAGTTTCGTTGCGTCTCGGTGCGCCGCTGGAATGTGATCTTGGCGCCCAGCTGCTCAACCACAATGCTTTGAGAGACGTTAGTACAGGTAACCGTCATCTTAAATTGGAAGCCACGGCCTCGACTTGTTCCATTTACAAAAGGCTGCCATGTACTCCAAGTGGGGGAACCGCCAGGGTCCGTTTGAGTATTGCGAACAAACAGGCTGGCGTTTACATCGCTTAAGTTTTCAGCATCCCAATCAGTCCAATCATCAACAAAATCAGTCTTAACATCAATTAGCGACCCAGGTGTGAAAGGTCGGCTTAGCAGTGCAGCCTGTATATCAACATCATAAACAGCGCCCAAGTCAAGCGTATTTTGAAATGTATATTCTCCACTGCTAGCAGTTCCACCAACGTAATCAATTTGAATTAAATTATCCCAATTTCCGTCTGTTGCCATACTATCTACGTTTGTGGTAGCAACCAAGACAAGGCCAGCCTCGTCTACGCTGTAGACCATGTTTGTGCTTGAGCCAGGAAAATTACCCGTATGCTCTTGATAATTTTGAATTAATAAAGAGTCTTGAGGTGCAGGTAATTTAACAACAGCGCTAGCTACGTCGGGCGATTCATTATTTACGGAATCAACAGCGCGAATAAAATATGTACCTTCCAATAATGGAACGATTTTACGGGTGCTTGCGCCATTTACTGCGGGAACAATATCGTTGGCTCGGCCCCAGCTAGCGGTGCCAGTAGTGTCTGGTGTGTGACGTATACGGATTTGACCGCCAACACGCACGTCAATATCAACTGACTGAGGCCAATACAATTCAGCGCTTTTTTCATCGATTGGCGCGATATTAAGCGATGGGATTGTATTTGGCGGTGCTGATTTACCGGCTGCCGCCAATATGATTGCTGCTTTTGCACCAGCTACCAATAGTGCATTTTGCCCGTAAACTTCAATTTCGTATGTCCCGACGCTGGTGTTCAAGATTTCATAGTCGTTACTCCGTGTTGAAATATCAACCCAGTTGCCGGATTCATATCTCCACCGCACCTGATATTGCGATGATCCTTTTACAACTGACCAGCCGAGAATTATCTTAGAAAATACTTGCCCCTGGGCTTCATACAGAACCTCAGTAGCAGATAGATTCTGTGGCGCAGCTGGACCAGACGACAATGAAGTTGCAGCAGCTGGATTAAATAGGCTTGATGTTGATGGCCGAACTAATGTATTACCTCGCTCAACATAGTCAAATTTGCTTTCGTTGTAACTTAATGCTGTGACTGTATATTGTGCGCGATCTTTTTCCGTTACACTAAGCACTCGCCATAATGTGCGGCGAATTATTGAAGTGCCAACAAACCAAACTGCCCCTTTTTGGGGCGCTTGTTGGAATGGCGCTGCGACAGTCAACACGTTGCCATTGCGCAAAGTAATCTGGCGCGGATTGCCAAAAGTGCCATCTGGTTGGACAATACTCAAATAATCATCATTTGTAAATGTAATATCTGCAACACTATCAACCGTTATTTGCGTGGTAGTTGCCGAAATAATCCGACCACCGGTGCGCTCCCCGGCGCGAACTGGATCGTTGATGCGAATGATTTGACCAGGCCGAACAACCACACCAGCCTCAATGCTGCAAGTAAATGTAACAACCTCTGATTCATATTGATTAGAATATAAAAGCCAATCTGCGATCCGATGCGCTTGGCCTTTACTTGTACAAGCAAAAGCTTCAACTTCTGCTTTTACAACTCCATAGCGGGCAATAGCGGCCCTGTCTTCTACGGTTTCATAGGCTATATCTTGTGTGTTAAGGTCAAAATATTTTGAAACAACTACTGTAGGACGAGCTTTTATGCTGCTGCCACTATAGCTAAATCCTTCTGGCGTAACATTTGAATGATTAAAAATATAGCTTTCATCTGTTGGTCGATCTTGAGCAATAGTTAATGATCCAGCTGTCCAGTATGGCATTGCCCTAAAAATGGACGCCATATCATTAATCAATTTATATGCATCATCTTGGGTCTGGATATTTACGTTACATGTAAATCTTGGTTCCTGGCCGCCGAGGCCGTCACTGACAAGTTCAGAACAATAGACGGAAGCACGATAAAAAGCCCATTTATCAAGTGCAGCGGCATTGATATGATTGCCAAAACCATAACGTTGATTTGTTAATAGATCCCACAGGCACCATGCAGGGTCATTGCACCAAACCGCAGAACCAAATTGACCATCCCAAACGCCACTAAAAAGCAGCCTGCCTTCACGCCCCGTTGTAGTGTCTACCGTGGCATTTGATGGGATCTTAATCTTAAGGCCACGCACCCTATAACTACGTTGAGGCACACTACTAAATTGTTCGGCATTAATCCGCAATTGCATCAATGCACTATTAGGATAACGAAGTTTTGAATAAATAATTTCTGCATACGATGCCCAGTAAAATTCATTTATATGATTCGATGCATTGGTATCTGGGTTGTAACGTTTAACGCGAACACCAATAGGATACGCCGATCCCGCTGGAAAATTAACAACAGTGGATTGCTGATATAAATCAGCTGTTCGGCCAACAATTAATTGATTTTGTGGACCATCGCCACCTGGGCTTTCAAATGGACCACCACCATAGGATAATTCGATTATTACCCTAATTGCAGACCCGCCAATATCCCCAGTGGGTTGAAAGATCTGCATTTGTGGGATTGAAATTGTAACCCGAACTGCATCAACATTCGTATCTGTTATATACCTTGTAATTGGTACATCATATTTAACTTTAGCATTGACCAATATTTCAGACGATGTTGCTTCAGCGCCGGGTATATAATCTTGCGCTTGTGTGCCATAACGAGGTGTTACAGTTACACCAGTAAAGTTATAATCTGATGCCTGCAATGATCCAATGTTTGCCTGTGGCCTTAGTACTGGCGTATTATCTAAGTAAATATCTTTAAGCATTGCAAGGCCATATTCGCTGCTGGTACGAGAAAATCCTTTAGCAGAAGGAAACCCTTCAATCTCACCCTCGCCAATTAAGTCAAGGATTGTTGCCCATTGCGTTGAATTTAAAGTGTCTGGCGTTGTTGTCGGCGAATAAGTGACAGGTGCCGCCGAAGAATAAGTAGGTTGTTGTACAGTGCGCTGTCCACCGCCAAGGCCACCAGAACCAGCGATCATATGTTTGCTCATAGTTTATCGGTGCTCACCCCAAGGGAAATCACTATTGAACCTACAATTGTTTCGCCGTAAATCACGGGAACTGGCACACCTTGCCGCGCAACGTTTTGAATACCAGAAAAGCTAAATGAATTTCGCGGATCGCCTGGGTTGTTTTGTGCTGCGCTAGCGCCCATTTGCGGTGAAATACCGGGGCCAGAGATTTGCGGAACTGGTGAAATGAGTTGCGCTACTCCGCCCAAAGCCAAACTGGTCCCAACTCCAACAGTGAGATTTGTGGCCAATGGCCCCAGCCATGCCGCTGCGCCAGGGATAAAGAATGCCGCTGCCACCAAGGCAACACCTGCAACAATTTTCCCAATCGCACCACCAACGTTACCGGCACCGACTAAAACTGGAATGATTTCGATCGGCTCAAGTCCAAGTGGGTAATGTAGGTCTTCCAAATCAAGCCTAGCCCTACCTGTTTTTATTTTATAGTGTTGATTTGCCATATGAGCTTCTAGTGCAGGAAAATTAGCCAGCAAAAACCGCACCGCTTCGGCTGGCGAGCTGACCGCTGCCTCAAATGTCCGTTGGCCAAGAAATTTAGCCAAATTGCCATAGACTTTGATTTTGCGTAGCATGGCTAGCCCTGGCTTGCATCTATCATAAGCCGGCTGGCATGACGCAGTACTTTCCCGGTGGCATTGATCCAATAGCCGCCGTAAATATCCCGACTGCTAAGCCGTCCGCGTAAATGATGCAAAATCATTTGATCGCCCAAGTAAATAGCGACATGATTCAAGCCGGAAGTTTCAATTGACATTAAAATCGCATCGCCTGGTTGCATATCTTCAAATCGCACTTGCTGAAAACCAGTTGCAGCAAAACATTTGTCAAACATTGGAGCATCATTAAATTCATCTTTTGAAGATGGCCGCTCCCAATCGCGTAAATCAAGTTTCCATTCTTCTGCGTACCAATCTCGCACGAGTGTCCAGCAATCTGATATTCCCCACACCCACTGCCTGCCAATCAATGGCGCTTTATATCCTTGTGGACGATATTCGCCCCACTGTTCGGTTTTAGGATTGACGATGTACCAAGGCAAGCCAGATTGCTCGCAAGCGATCCGATCGGTTTCGCTTGGCTCTGGCAATGTCCAAGGATGGCTATGTATAACTGCTAGCACTTCACCCAAATCTTCGGTTGCGGCGTAATCTTCTGGGTCAAGAATAAATTGATCTTGTGGATCAGGCGCCAAGTTGCGGCAAGGAATGTAACGTTTGCGACCTTTGACCACTACCAACAAACCACATGATTCCCGTGGGTCTTCGGCTTTGGCGTGGCTTAACGCAGCAGTGCGGGTGGTGTTATTCATCAATATAAATTACCAAGACCCGGAAAACCCCCAAATGGCAATGGATTATTTTGACCAAAACGTGCCTCACAGCTGGTAAGTCGCTTGCCGCAGACATCAGCGGCTGGGTCATTACTACCGCCACCAACCAGTGGCTCTTTGCTGGAAGAAAATCCAGAGGTCCAAAGCACGGCGCTTCCGCTGTCGTAAAGCTTTAATGCTCCATTGTTTTCTTGAGTCAACCTAGCAACAGTTGGGCCAGTTGAAAGGACTCTGAATTGCGCTGCTATGGTAGTGTATGTAATATAATCCGTTTGCTTAAATGGGTTGGTATCACTGACTCCGTTGTTTGTATAAGCATAGAATAACTGATCGTCGCCCCAAGTGCCAGTATTGCTTACATGGCTAATGCTTGTAATTTGATAAAATAAGTTACCATTATAAAAACTATATTTATCATAATTAAAAACCTTGGCTTGAGCGGTAATATTTACGGTCAAAGACCGCAAGGGTCGGGTGAACGTATACTGAATAGTTCGATAATCATTTTCAGCTACCGTTTGATTCAGATTATTTTTCCATACTCCATTATAACTGTCATAAGTAATTTCGCCAAAAAGCTCAACAGAAAACGTTACATTTCGTCCGTAAAAATTTGTGCCTTCAGGCAAGTAACCTACAATACTAATTGAAGTGAAAACTCGAGAATTTAAACTTGAATTCCAGATTAAAGTGGCTGGCGAGGTAAGCTTTAATACACCAAAATTATCATTAAATACTTGGACATAGGTTGAAATAGATTGCCCAGAAGTATTGGTAAACCATACGGGTGTTCCATTTTTGGAATATGTGACAAAATTACCATCCGGTTCTATCACACTGCGATACCATCCGTTCGATGACGTAATTGATTGTCCAGTATTAAGTACCTGACCAGCATTCAATGAAGCATTGCCAGCCGTAAAATTAGTGGCAGCAACTAAAGTCACAGCTGTATCATTTTCATTAAAATAAACTGTGCCAGTGTAGCCACATTCAGCGCTGCGATAAACCCATGGGCATAAATTTGACATGCATTGACGCTTGGGTGCACGGACACCAGCAAGATCAAAGCTAGAAGCTAATTCAAATTCAACTAACGTTCTGTTCTCTACGACTTTGCGATCTACATAATAAATTTCTAATGGCATAATGGCTTCTGGATCGGGCTGGCCATATGGGTTAACTCCACCAGCAAAATTAGCATGATCAAGGAATCTAGCCAGAGTACGAATACGGGTGAGTTTGGCGCCACAAAGATCATTGCCAGGTGATTTGTAATTTACGCTTAGCAATAAAGCAGAGATTGAACTTAACGCATTTGAGACTCTAATTACTGGTCGGGGCAAAGTGCCCTTGCTGTTATATTCAAATCCCTCAGCTTCAATTGGAAAAGGCGCATAAGTTTTGCCAGCGAATACAACTGGCTGCGTGAGACCCGTAGCGTTTAAACCCGCGTGAAATCTATATATGTCGCTGCTATTGTGTAAGCTTTGAGAAAATTCAAGCTCAAATAATTCAATAATTTGCGAAGGCGATGGTTTTTGTAGTTCGCTGATAACGCTTGGATAGGCACTTGCACCTGGAATTTCGTTTGTCATTGATCGGGCACCTCCCTGAATTCAGCGGTTATTTTGTTTAAATTATATGTTTTGTATTCGATATTCCATTGCTCGCATATATAAAGACGGGTGTTGCCAAATGGGTTTGTCCATGTAAATGATTCAACACCACCTCGGTCATAAAAGAATGCATCGATTTCCGCTCGTTCCGTATTAGAACGATTATCAAATGTTACCGTCCAAGTCCATAATGCTGTGTTCAAGCCAAACCGTAGCCGGTGTTCATAGCCATCGCCAAGGTTGACCGTTGTTTGCCGAGGCTTTCGGTTTGAAACCGGAGGATAGTCTGCAGTCCAAGTAAAGGTTGCCATTATGTTGCCAGCAGGCCTCCAGGGCGACGTTGTTTGATCAGTTCGGCCTGGACAGCGCCAGCGACGGCGCGACCAAGCTGCTGGGCGTCAGGGCGGTTACCTTGCACGTTAGTGCCTTGTGCATCAACGTTCACGACCACATTAGCGCCACCGCCGCCCTGCAATGCCACTGGAATTCTACGGCCATCAGGCAATGGCACATAGGCCTCGGGCTTGCGACCTT